GAGCGGATAATTTGTGAGATTGCGGGAAGGATAGTTTTATGATGCACTTCCTCGAAGATAACGACCCCGAATCAAACAGACCGTTTTGGCGAATTGTAACATTTTGCACGATAGCGGTAATTTGTTGTTTCATTTATTTGTATTATAGCTGAAAAAATGTAAATTAGTAAAACGATGCCCGGTCTGACAAATAAGGGTTAATCAAAGAAACTGCCGGTATTGTGCGTTTAAGAAGTCAGACCCTTAGACAAACTTTATCGGCTTTATTTATTTAATAACAGATGGAAAATTTAACTCATTACAAAAAACTTAGGAATCCTAATTACATCGGATCCTATGAACTTATGACAGGTGGCGAACCTATCGAACTTGTTGTAACTATTGAACGTGCCACAAAAGAAATGGTACAGAATGGCGACAAAAAAGAGGAGGCTATGGTAGTTTACTTGAAAGGTCAAAAACCTATGATAGTAAACGCCACAAACGCAAAGGCTATTACATCAGCTTTAGGAACGCCATACGTAGAGGAATGGTCAGGTAAACGCATTACTCTTTACGTTGCAAGGATTAAAGCATTCGGGGAAACAGTCGATGCGCTGAGGGTTCGTAAGGATGCGCCCGGACTTCCTGAATTAACTGCATCTCATCCGAAATGGAACGATGCTATTCAGGCATTGAAAGCGAAAAATACTACAATAGAACAGATTAAAAAATCTTATCTGTTATCGGCCGACAATGAAAAACTTTTGAACGATGGAGCTAAGTAAGCAATTTAAAGCGCATTGTTCAAGTATTGGTAAAATACTTAGCAATCCACAAGGCAAGACTGCAAATCAAATATATACTGAGCATATTGAAAAATTAGCTATTGACAAAGACCGGGTTAAAGAAATGAAGCCCGGTTTAAAAACTACAATCAAGCTGACTGAAAGTATTGCAGAACGTGAAAAGCAAACACCATTACTTGAATTAAACAAAGGCAGGATTGAATTATCAAAAACCTGTTTAGATGAGGTTTACTCATGGATAAAATCACAACCTGAATTTTACCATAAGCGTACCGGGTTCATATCAAAATATACCCATAAAGGCAATGTTTGTGAAAAGTCATCAATTGAATACGCTGCTGAATATTACGGGTGGGGAATGGTATCTAAAAATGAAGAGTACCGTGAAAATGAATACTTGATTGGTACGGCAGATGTTGTTCTTGCAAGAACCATTGAGGATATAAAAAACTGCTGGTCTGAAAAAACGTTCCCTTTATTTGACAAAGAAATACCAATTGATGGATATGGATGGCAGGGTCAGGGTTATATGGAATTATGGGATAAGCATCAATTTGGTTTGATCTATACTTTAATGGATGCACCTGATTATATGGTCGAACGTGAGTGTCGGGCAAGAATGTATGAGAATGGTGAATGGGGCGATATTGATGCAGACTTTTACGATGAGGTTAAATCCGAAATGACATATAGCCATTACCGTGATGAGCTTCGCATAAAAAGATTTGCACTTGACAGGGATAAAAACTGCATGGATCAAGTGAAGGAAAGAGTAGAATTAATCAGATTATTTATAAAACAATTGTAAAAATGGAAATCAAATGCAAAGTCCTAAGAGTAGGGCAAACCGAAGTAGTATCGGACAAATTTAAAAAGCGTGAATTGATTGTTGAATACGCAGAAAAACCTGAATATCCGCAAACATTAAAGTTTGAAGCATCACAGGACAGATGCGATAAACTCGATGCGGTTAAACCTGGTGATGATGTAACGGTTCACTTCAACCTAAATGGCAGAGCTTGGACAAATAAAGAAGGAGTTGAGCAGGTGTTCAATACTTTGTCAGTTTGGAAAGTAGATGTTATTGGAGGAAATACCAGCAGACCTGTTCAGGAAAGTTACGAAGCTGGTAATGCAGACGACGACATTCCATTCTAATTATTAACCAACCCGGCTAATCACCGGGTTAAAACTTGAAAAAGATGAATACACTAAACATGAATCAGCATAGCGGTTATCCGATGCTCCAGATTGCAAAAATAAAAGAAAATATCATCGAGTTTTGTCACGATAAAGAAGTAACAACCGAAGATAAAATTTCAATTACGCTTCGTGGCAGAGGAACTTCCAGAAGTGCAAAGTTTGACATTTCTGAAATTATCGAACAGCGAAAAGCAAATGGAAAGCATTCTGTTAATGGAGTGAAATGGTATAAAGTTCAGGTATGCGAACGGACTATATAACCACCGGAAGAGACCACTCCTGTAAAAAGACGAATTGCGCTTATTGCAATCGTTTAAAATCTGGTAAGCCGATGAAACAAATTTGGGAGATAGTAGATGGTGTATATCCCATAACAGACAGATTTAAAACAATAACACTAAAATCTAATGTTTAACCACTTATACCAACGCATCATACTTGACATCATCCGAAAACGATCAATAAAAAAGTATCGAATTGAGGATGTTTGTGAGGCGTGTTTGAATTATTTTAAGAGATGCAATTAGTATTATTAGAATCGCCATACGCTGGCGACATTGAAACGAATTTATCATATGCGCGTAAATGTATGCACGACTGTTTTAAACGCGGAGAAGCCCCGTATGCAAGTCATTTACTCTATACTCAGGATGGGGTTCTTGATGACAGTATTCCCAAAGAGCGAATGTTAGGAATAGAGGCAGGTTTATTATGGGGATCAAAAGCCGATAAAACAGTTGTTTATACCGATTTAGGAATTTCAAAAGGTATGGAGTACGGAATACAGAATGCAATTAAGGCAGGTAGACAAATTGAATATAGGTCGATATTATGATAGAAATAACCAACGAAGATAACATGGAGTTAATGGCTCGCTATCCTGACAAGTTTTTTGATTTGGCTATTGTAGATCCGCCGTATGGTTCAAGAAATATTCAAGGTGGCTACACATCAGGTAAAGGTGGAGGCGTTGCTAAGCAGAAAAAATACAATCAAGAATTATGGAAGCAATCGGCTCCAGATAATAAATATTTTTTAGAATTAATTCGTGTATCTAAAAATCAAATTATATGGGGAGCAAATTATTTTATAGAAATGATGCCTTTTAATTCATCCGGTTGGATTTTTTGGGATAAGCAGAACGGAGAAGTAAGTTTTTCAGATGGGGAATTAGCATATAGCTCATTTAATTGTGCTTTAAGAAAGTTTGCTTTTACATGGGCTGGAATGCTGCAGGGTAATATGAAGAACAAAGAGGTTAGATTACACCCCACCCAAAAGCCCGTTGCACTTTACAAATGGCTCTTAGACAAATACGCCAAACAAGGCGATAAAATCCTCGACACTCACTTAGGATCTGGAAGTATAGCAATCGCTTGCCATGACTACGACTTTGATTTAACGGCTTGTGAATTGGATAAAGATTATTTCGATGCAGCTATGAAACGATTAAGGCAGCATCAGGCACAAACTAAACTTTTCTAATGCCTCCAAAACACCTTAAAACCAATGGCATGGGCGATGTGATAGACGAGCAGAAAATCAAGTCTAAAACAAAGCCTAAGCCATGGATAGAGCCTGATTGGTTGCGTGAATATCGGTTAGCAAGAGAGCGATTATTCTGGAAAGAGAAACCTGAGCAACGTGATCAGATTAAGGAATTTGTAGAGAGTTTAAAACAAGATTGGAAAACGCAAGATAAAAGAATATGACATACGACAAACACGACCCAATGAACCAGTTTAAATCTGTACCTCGTGGATTTGGTAAAGTGGTAAATGAAAAGGAACTGAAGGCTAAGAAGGAGCAGAAGGAATGGTCTATTCAATTGCAATTCTGTAAATGGCTCAAACTTCAATACTCTAATATAAAATTCCGTTCTGATATTCAATCTGCCGGAAAGCTATCCGTACAGATGCAAAACATAAAGCAGAAAATTGAACCGAACAAAGGATGGACAGAAGTGTCGATTACCTTACCAAAGGATAATTTAATAGGTATAAATAACAAACTCAA